AACAATAGTATATTAATATGAGCGTACGTCTATTCATCGAAAATAATGAGATAGAGCTAGATGAGGCAGTTCAATTTGCTATAACAAAGCAGTTTGAAGACTTATCTAATCCTACATCAATCATAAATGATTGGAGTAAAACTGTGTCTATTCCATTTACTCAAAAGAACAACAACATTTTCGGTAAAATTTACAATATAAATAGGCTTATTGTGAATGGCAACACGAATGTAGGTTTGTATTTCAATCCATACAAGAAAATGAATTTCAGATTACAGTGGAATGATAGTGTTATTATGTACGGTTATGCAAAAATGAATGAGGTGAAACAGAAGGATGGTAAAGGTACGTACAATATAACATTGTTTGGCGAATTGGGTAAGGTATTTCAAGAGCTTAAAAAGATAACATTTGACACTTCAACGGATGATAATACATATCTAATCAATGGTGGGGATTATGTTAGAGAACGAATAAACAGAAGTCTTGTATATTCAACATGGACTAAAGCCGCACAAACGAAAAGTAAATTGTACCCAAAAACTTCAACTCAATACAGTGTGACTGATATTATAGGTTTTGCACCTAACAATTCATTCAGTGAGGGATTCAAATACGACACATATCAAGAAGATGCTACCAAGAGTGATGTGTTTGAAAATGAGTTAGGAACAGAATTTACTGATCATACAGGTGTTGAACCTAAAACGGTAATACCCAATGGAATGTTGCCAAGAGAAATAGGAGAATATAGAAGCTATTTACAATTGCCTTATATTTATTGGAACAAGTTGTTTCAATTATTTCAGTATAAAGCAGAAGAATTAACAGGATATACCTTTGATTTAGACAGCAGTTGGTTCAACACATCAAACCCATATTGGTACAACTTGGTTTACATGTTAAAAGCATTTCCATTGTCCAAGAAAGAAGAATTATACAACAATTTGTATGATTTAGCTTTTGGTCCTAATGGTTATAGTGGTCCATCATGGCAAACAACAGACAACACATTGACATCAACAGTTTGGCAAACAGAAAAAAGTGTTGACTATTTCTTTGCTAAGTCAGGCACTTCAACTGAAATTGTAGATATATGTGATTTTGCTTCACCTATTTCTTCATGGGAAATTCCTGAAGATAGTTCAGTCGCTTTTTCATTGCCTTTTAGAGTATATATCGGTGATAGTGCAGGTCGTATTGACAATCCTTATCTTAATCCTGACAATGCATTGTTGATTAAAGTTACAATGACAGGTGCAAACAACAACACTAACACGATGAAAATTCTAATCAAACGTTCTACAAGTTCAGTCACTGAAACAGGTGCTGTGGAGATAATAAACGACACACACATAATATTGAACACACAGGACTACATTATTTCAGAAGTAGAAGCATTGTTTGTTGCAGATAGAGAAACATACGGCAATTCGGTATCTTTTGGTATCAATATGCAATGGAAAACAACAAGCAATCCATCAACATCTAATAGAACACTTAATGGAAACAAAGTTATTACAGCTACTATTTATCCTTCAGCTGCAAAAACACCAAGTGCTAACATCATACAGAACTGCTTTAAATCAAATAGTTGGTTCACACTCAATGATTTATGGAATAACGACTATAACCTATTTGATGAGATAATAAAATACTGCAAGATGTATCGTATATCAATCAGTATTGATGATGTAAACAAAAAAATTGTGTTCCAACCATTCAATAAGTATTTTGAAAACTACACTGTTGAAGATTGGACTGACAAGGTTGACAAATCAAAGGACTTTAACATTGTGCCTGTTATATTTGATAGCAAATATATCTTGTTTAATTATAAAGATTCAGAAACAAAACTTGGTAAAGAATACAAAGAAAGGTTTGGTGTCAATTACGGTGACTACAGGCTTAAAACTGAATACAATTTCAATAGTGAAACTAAAAATTTGTTTGATGACATAACACCTTCTATTGTTGACACAGACAATGTTTTGAGTTGGAAAAATCTATACACCAATCACCATATCGTATATAGTTTTCCTGCTGAAATATATGTGTACAACAAAGATAAAGACAATAAACAAGTTGATTTGTTTGGTGCTTATTATTTTCACAATGGGCTACAATCATTCAGCACAGAAGCAGCCCTTAATTTAGTAGCAGTTAAAATTAGTGATGATACACCTTTCCAACTTGCAAACAACACGTATTTCTATTCAAGAAATGCAGGTTACAGATTAACTGTACGTACCTACCCAAAATTAGATATTGTGAAAGGTGATGATCTTTGTGTGTTCAATGCGCCAATGGAGAATTACACTTATCTGAACAATTATAGTGGTAAGAACTCAATATATGACAATTTTTGGAAAAAATACATCAACGAACGTTATGACATACAGAATAAGAAAATAACCTGTTATGTCAAATTAAAACCAATTGAGTACATCCAATTCAAGTGGAATAAGTTTGTTAAGATAGGCGACCAATTATGCATAGTAAACAAAATATACGATTACAACATAGCTAGCAATGAACCTACAAAGGTTGATTTGATAACAATACAAAACGTAACAGGATATACGACCTAAATTGTTTGTGTTGACACTTCAAATCATATTATTACATTGAAATACACACACACTTATATATGGCAGAAAGAGTTGAAGTATTAAATATAGACACAAGTGAATCTCAAAAAAGTGTTAAGGAGTTGAGACAACAGTTGAAGGCATTGAAAGACACAATGCTTTCAACTGAACAGGGCACTGAGGAATACAACAAAGCGTTACAACAGGCAGCTGATATTCAACATGAGCTCAAAGAGCAAATGGAGGAAGTTAACGCCACTGCTATGGATTTCGGACAAATCACAGGTAACATTGTTAAAGCTACAGGTGGTTTGATTGCAGGTTTTCAGGCAGCAAAAGCAACAATGAACTTGTTTGGTGTTGAAAATGAAGCAGTGTTAAAGTCATTAGAGAAAATGCAAAATCTAATGGCTATCACACAAGCATTGCCTTCAATTGATGATGGTATTAAAGCATTCAAACGTCTTGGATTAGTCATTAAAGGAGCAACAGCAGGCATGAGTAAGTTGAAAGTTGCTCTTGCTTCAACGGGTATTGGGTTGGCTGTCATTGCAGTTGGTGCTTTAGCTGCAAATTGGGATAAAGTGACTGATGCGATGCGTCGTTGGGGTATTATCAATGAAGACACACAAAAGAAACTTGAAGAACAAAAGAAAAAGGTTGAGGAACTGCAAGGTGAGATTAAGAAACTTGAAGGTTCTTATGAAGAATGGGAGAAACAGCAAAAAATCAGCAATCTCAATTCAGATGCTAAGAAACAATATGAAGAATTAGCAACTGCACTTGAAGGATATTACAAACAATTAGCAATCGTAGGTGAAAAACAAAAATTGCCTGAGAACCAAAGTAGAGCAAGATGGGAAGCATTGAATGCAGAAGGACAGGCATTGTTGGAAAACATCAGATTAGCAGAAAAACAACAGCAGGCAATACTTGATAGTGCAGATTCTTACAAAGTGTTGAGTGAGGAAGAAAAGAAATACATTAAAACACAAAAAGAATTAGCTGTATTGTTAGCAAGTTCAATACAATATATATCACCACAATCCTTACAACAAGAACTTGATAAGAAATTTGAAGGACAAGCATTGAAGGTTCCTTTTGATTTTGGTTTTGAAGAAGAAGATGAAGCTGATACAAGTAGTGCAGATGCATTAAAAGAAAAGATTGTAAACACTATTGAATCGTTACGTAGTTCTTTCATGACACCTGAAGAACAGTATCAACAAGAAATTGATGCTTTAGATGTTGCATTGAAAACAAAGTTGATTAAAGAAGAAGAATACCTCAAATTAAGAGATGCACTCAATAAAGAACAAACTCAAAATGAGATAAACCGATATGCTGTTGCTGCTAATGCAATAGGTGGTATATTCAACAGCATTGGTGAAATGATGGAAGAAGGCTCAGAAGAACAAAAGGCATTTCAAATAATGGGTGCGACTGTTAACATGTTAGCAGGTATTGCAACTGCAATTGCAGGTGCATATACAACACACACAGGACCTTGGGATATAGCTCTTGCTGCTATCCAAGCTGCTGCAATTGCTGCTTCAGGTGGTGCTACAATTGCAAAGATGGTACAAACAAACAAAAACAATGCAGCATCAATGGCTTCATCAACACCAAACACCACTGCATTGACTTCAATGGCAGCACCTGTTCAATACACAAGTGAGGTACAAGGCGCGTCAACTGAAGGACAAATTGAAGACACACGTGTATATGTTTTGGAATCAGACATAACAAACACACAGAAGAAAGTGTCAACAACTGAAAGTGAAGCAACATTTTAAGGCTTGAAAAAAATTATATTATTATATTGAAATGAAACTGTTTTATATTGACATAAACTTAAATGATGATGTTACAGGAATGGATGCAATTTCATTCGTGGATCATCCTGCTGTAGAACACAATTTCATACTATTTGAGAAACACGAACCTGTTGCACTCAAATTTGATAACTCTGAACATTGTGTTACAGGTGTTGTATGTTTAGCAGACACACCCATTTATCGTTTTGACCAACAGATGGGTGAATATTATGTAGAGTTCACAAAAGAAACAGTTAAGAAACTGATGCTTAAATACGCAAAAATGAACTTGCATAACTCCGTAAACTTACAGCACAACAACAATGCATTTGTTGACGATGTCTATATGGTAGAATCGTATATTAAAGATTCAACAAGAGGAATTGTTCCTGCCGAGTTTGCTGATGTGCCTGATGGTTCATGGATGGCAACATATAAGGTAGTGAATGAAAAGTTGTGGAATGACATTGTTACAACAAATCAGTTTAATGGTTTTTCTTTACAAGGAATGTTTGATTTGAAGCCAAACAATCCTGACGAAATACAGATGTCTAAAATTATAAAAGATACAAATATGAAGTTATTGACTAAAATTGCTAAAATGTTGTTTGCTTCAATCTCAACTGATAAGGGTGAGTTAACTTATGATGGTGAACTTGTAGAAGGTGTTGAAGTTCTTGTTGAAGCTGAAGGCGAACTTGTACCTGCTGAAGATGGTGAATATATCGCAGAGGACAAGACAATAGTTGTTGCAGAAGGCAAGGTTGTAGAAATTAAGGTTAATGAACCTGACAACGAACCTGACAAAGAACCTGACAAAGAACCTGACAAAGAACCTGATGAAGTTGAAGAATTGAAGAAACAACTTGAAGAAAAAGATGCAAAAAATGCTGAATTAACATTGCTTCTTGATGAAAAAGATGCAAAAATTGCTGAACTTGAAGCAAAGGTTGCAGAACTTGAAACTAAAAATAAAGAGCAGGAGGAACAGTTGAAAATGTCCGCTGACAAACCTGCAAAGGATAAGGTTACAAAAACAACAAAATCTACATTCAAATCTTATCTTTAAATAACAAAAATATAACCTAAAACATAAAACTATGAAAAAAATGGATTTTTCTGTTGGTATGAGTTCTCTTGAGGACTATGTAAACCAAATTGGCAATGCCGAAATTATCCGCGCATTCGCAGGTAGTGCTCCATCCATCCAATACTTTGCACATCAAAGCGGTGTAAATGAGCCTACTGACCTTCATCTTTTGGATGCCACTCTTACATTCAAGAATGGTAAAGGATGTTCATTTGCAGACAGTAATGCATTTACTTTGTCTGATCGTCAACTTGTTCCTGCTTTCTTGAAAGCTGAAACAGCAATCTGCTACAATGATATGCTTGGTAAGTGGATTGGCTATGAACTCAAAGTTGATGCAAACGGTGAAGAAATTCCTTTTGAAAAGGCTTTTGTTGATTCTTACCGTGAAGCTGCTGCTGAAGCACTTGAAGACCGTATTTGGAATGGTATCACAATTGATGGCACAAAATACAACGGTTTGGTTGACATTATTGAAGATGAGGGTACTAAAGTTGATGTTGCTGCTACTGCTGATGCATACGAACAAGCTCGTGCTTTAATTCTTGCAATGCCTGCTAAGTCAGCTAAGAAAACTGAAATCTTCGTTTCACCTGCTAAGATGCTTGCATTGAAAGATGCTTTATTGAAACGTGACTTCCGTTTGATTGACCTTCAGTTTACAAACGGCACTGAAGTTGACGAAAACACAATAAAGATGCCTGTATTTGGCACACTTGTACATGCTGTTGATGGTCTTGCTAACAACAACGAAATGTATGCAGTTGTTCCTGCACACACAGTTTACGGTTACTCAGTTGACGATGCACACAATGTAGTTCGTATTGTTTATGACGATGTAAACGACCGTTATATCTTCCGTATCAAGTTGACTTCTGCTGTTCAGGTTGCACGTGTTGAAGAAGTTCTTTACACAGAAACTGCTCAAGCACAGGCTGCACCTACAGAAGGCAACGGTGAAGGCGGTGGTCAGTCTGCACCTACAGAAGGCAACGGTGAAGGCGGTGGTCAGTAATAATATCACCAATTAAGATTTATTTAGCAAGGGGTCAAAACCGACCCTTTGCTTTGAACCACAAAAATATAAGCTATTTATTATGAGTATATGTTCACAAACCTTAAGTGGTTACAATTACAGTCGTTGTGAAGATAGTGGTAATGGTGGTATCAAGGAATTATACATTGCGCTCCGTGAAGATTTAGCTAACACTCCAGGTGTTGCTTATGACGGTGCTGTTACAGTAACTGACGGTGCAATTTCAGCAATTAACCCTGCAACTGCGCAGACAACTCCATTCCACCGTTTCAAATTCAAACGTGAGACAACTTCAATGACATCTACAGGAGCAATTAGTGATAATGGCTCAGCTTCATGGTCAACAGAAGTTGCTATAGTGTTCCCACGTATGTCTACTGCAAAACGTACAGCAATGATGCAATTGTTCCTTGCTGATACAGTTGTAATTGTGCGTGATGCAAACGATGAATACCATTATCTTGGTTTAGATTATGCAGTAAATGCAACTGCAGGTGGTGCAGAAACAGGCACAGCAATGGCTGATGCTAACCAATACACATTGACATTGACAGACCTTGCTTATGAAGCTCCATTATTGCTGAATGCAGCAGGTATAACAAGTCTAACAGCTTTGATTGATGATGAGCAATAAATAAAACAATCAGAACTGTATTTTGTTTGAGGTGATGACTTTCAAGTTGTCACCTCTTTGTTTTATTGAGATGTTTTATATATTATTATTATGAATGTTAAAGACATTCAAGCCAAAATAAATAAAATAATTTACTTATGGTATACTTAAACAAATCATCTAATATAATAACCCTACCTAAATATTACAGGGTTAACGGTGATTATACACTTACTTTAGTAAACAACTTAGGTAAGCAAGTATATACATTTGATAACCTTACTAATATTTCTGATTTGGATTATTACTATAAGTTTGAAATTTCTGTATCTGATATGCCTACAGGAGAATATAACATGACGCTAATGTGCGGTGAATTTAAAGTGTTGGATGGCATGGTGACAGTAGGAGATTACAAACGTAGTAATACAGAATACGAACATAAAAACAACACTTTTATACAATATGGAGACAACTAAAAAAGAAGAAAAAATCACATTAAAATCATCTTTTGCCTACATTCCACAAAGGGAGAAAACTATTCCTGTTTTACGTGAAATAAACACAAGTAGTTATGTGTTGTATGGTCAAAACAATCTGTACCCACAATATCTTTGGGACTTATACCTAAAATCTTCTATACTTCAATCAATCATTAACGGCACAACAGACTTTGTTTGTGGCAATGAAGTCAAGGTCTACAATGGAAATGACATTGTCAATGCAGACGGTGAAACAATTGAAGACATTGTAAAGAAAATCACAACAGATTTGCAAGTGTTTGGTGGATTTTCACTTAACATTATATACAATAGAGCAAATGAAATTTCAGAGATTTATTGGCTTGACATCAGAGAAGTTCGTTTGAATGAAGATGGTGATAAAGCTTACTACTGCAAGAATTGGAAGAACAAAAAAGATGTAGTTGAATATGAGGTGTTCCCAAATCATAAAGGTGGTTCATGTGTGTTCTATTTTAGTGGGCATTTGACAAGAGGAACATATCCTATACCTCGTTGGAATGGTGCAATACCTGCTGTTGAAACATCAACTGAAATTGGCTCATTTCATTTGCATAATATACTAAACAATTTTGAACCAAGTGCAATCATAAACTTCAACAACGGTGTGCCTGATGAGGAAACACAAAACAACATTGAAGCAAAGGTAAACGAAAAGTTCACAGGCTCACATAATGCAGGTAAAGTGCTTGTATCATTTAATGATAACAAAGAAAGTGCAGTAACAATTGAACGACTTGGTGATGAGAATAACGATAGAAAATATAGAGAATTAAGAAAAGACACATACAACGAAATCTTTATTGCATTTAGATGCACCCCACAATTATTTGGTTTTCAAATTAACGATAATGCGATATTTTCTAATCAAGAATTTGCTGAAGCATATGCTTTGTATGATAAAAATGTGGTTAAACCTATACAAAAGGATATAATTCGTTGTTTTGATAAGATATATGGAAAAACAGATTCAATTAAGTTCATAGATTGGAGCTTGTCTAACATTATAGAAAAAACAGAAACAGAAATTAATGATCCTCAGTAAGTTAAGAGTTAAAACTAAAAGAAAAATATCTGAATCTGTAAAAAAAATACTATAAAGAAAAATATAATAACGCTAACAATGAGTAACGTACTATTTATATCAGAAAAGACACTTAAAGCCAACACATTGATAAATGACAACGTTGACGCACTCTATATATTGCCTGCAATCAGAACAGCACAAGATATGGGGTTACAAAACTTAATTGGAACTCAGTTATTCAACAAGCTAAAATCAATGATTGCTGATGGTTCAATTGAAGATCCTGAAAATGCAAACTACAAGTTGTTGTTGGATGAATACATTGCACCTTATTTGGAGCAGAAAGTAATGTCAGATATTCAACTACCACTTGCATACAAAATGCGTAATTCGGGTATCACACAAACAAACAATGAGCACCAAACAAATACGATTATGAAAGATGCGCAGACACTTGCAAATTATTATGACCAAAAAGCAACTTTTTATTCACATAGATTGAGTGACTATCTGCTTGCTAACCAAAATATCTATCCTGAATACCTAAAATGTCAAGATATAAGTGACATGAAAGCAAGTGCAAGTGCATATAATACAGGCATTTATTTAGGCAAATCACATGGTTGTGATTATTATTGGAAAGCAAGTGTGATTCAAGAAGGACAAAACAAAAATTCATAATTTATCTTATCATGAACATATTACAATTAAACGACATATTGAAGACAGTTTGCATGAAAGTGCCTACTGTTAACAGTTATTATAGTGATGATGTGTATGAGGTTTGGAACACAACAGAGGTAAAATATGCAAGTATGGCTTTCAACCTTCAAAGCACACGACAAACTGATAGAACACGAACATTTGAAGGTGTTATATATTTTGCTGACCGTTTGACTGAAGATTGTTCTAATCGTTTAAGCATATATGCAGATGCAGACAATGCAATTGCAAATGTGCTTACAAAACTACAAGATGCAACGGATGAAGGTGAGTTTAGCATAAGTGATTACCAAATCGTTCACTTTCAACAGAAGTTTGCTGATTATCTTGCAGGTGGATATGCTAATATAAGTATAACCGTTTCAAATGCTTGTGATATTGTTTTGCTTTCTGAAAGAGTTGGTGATATTATAATCATAACAGAAAACGGTGAATACGATGTTACAACATACGAAACAGCAATCGTTAATGTGCAGGGTGGAATTGAGACTGAAGTAGACCCTATATTCACTGCTTCACCTGCATACAGAATAACAGAAACTGATATTCAAAATTGGAACAACACAATCAGTTATTTAGGTTCGTATGTGACAAAAAGTGAGTTATCCGCACAAGCATATATTACATCAAATGATTTGCCTGATTACAGTAACACATATCAAGCAAAAGGCAATTATATCACACCTACTGATTTAGATGCTGCTGCTTACATAACAGCAAATGATTTGCCTGACTACAGTAACACATATCAGGTAAAAGGTGATTATGTCACACCTACTGATTTAGATGC